CTTCAATCGTTTTACAGAAATATCATTGAATACTGTTCCAAACAATACTACAATATTTCTTATATTTTTATTATATGAATGATAACCAAACATTATAAGTCTCCTTCACTCCACGGATCCATTTCAGAAAAGTCTAATATGTTATCACCATCTGTTTCCAAAATCTTATTATCAGCATATGGAACTGTTGGTAACAATTGATCATCTGTTGCAGCTGATTGTGACCATACTGCACCACTTGTATTACCAGTAATATTTGTATTTATTGCAAATGTTCCAACAATATTATTAACTCTTAGTGTTCTAGTACTGGATGTCCATGATGCAACTATTGCTGTACTAGTTGCTGTTGTTAGTGTTGCCCCTTGATATACTACTTCATCTATAGCATATGTTCCTGATCCACCAGTAGCCAATACTAAATCTACAGCATATGCATTATTTCTTTCAACTTTATCAACATCAGTACCAGCATCAATTTTTTCTTCACCGTATTGGAATACTTCACAAGTTAATTCAAAAACATAATTCTTTCCAATTTGGTAAAACGGTTGTTCATCTTCAACAAACTTAATTTCAAATGTACCTTTTGAATGTGGAAAATATATTAAATCACCCTCAAGTGGCTTAGCCATATCTGTTGCAAACGTAAAAGATTCTGCGTGAACAACTAAAATAAGTTCATCACGAATATCTAAACCAAACTTAGAAATAGCATCATCCGGTCCACCAAAATTATCACTAGACTTAATATACATTTCAATTTGATACGCATTACTAAATTTAGACAAAACATCTTCATTAATTACTAAATCTTCTTTGACAAGAGTTCTCGGCAAATACATTACATCTATACCAGCCTGTTGAATCACTTCTCGATTAATTTCATTCAGTAAGTTCTGATCTGCTAATGCGTTTTGGAAGTATATATTTGAGGCCATAAATTACCCTATATATCCATCAGGTGGAAGTTCATATTTCATACTCATTTCTTCTTCAATCTTTATAATTTCTTCAGTTGCTTCAGAAAAAATAGTCTGGCCGTCAAGTGAAATACCACCAGGCAAAGTAACACCGGTAAATTTCTTTAAGTTACTTCCCCATTGTTGTTTGATTAATGCTGTCGCATATTTCTTTAAGAACATATCATTATATACTTCTGTATATGTAGTAGGATCAAGGGCTCTATATGCTTCTATGATAAGTATAGTTCCTACTGAAAATTTATTAGACCAATCTGTTTCCAAATACATTTTATTTTGTTTTCTATTAAATAATAATGTAGGCTGAATAGAAAACAAATGTTCCACTAATGAAAAATTAGTTTGAGACATAGCCCAATTAATCATTGTAGAACTTCGGAAATTCTCCAAATCATTTAACCGTAACTGATATTCTTCATTAAAGAACCCAGTTTGAAAAGCATTAAAATTTGGAATAGGTAACACACGCAAAACACTAACAACTGGATCAACAACATCTATATACTCGTTATCAATATCCGTCTGTGTTATTGTATGTTTTAGAAAAACTTTCTCTACACCGTCAAAGTGATACTCTTGAAAAAATTCAATAGCATCATCAATACGATCAGAAACTTGTTCGTCATCAACATTAATTTCTGTTACTGGCGCACCAAGCCTTCTTAAACAGTAATCAATAAGTCCTTGTCTAGTAGTTATAGCCATATGATTTTATCCTAATGCAACAGCCATTACAATTGCTTTGGCAGTTGCTGTGGCTTCTGTTATACCACCAGCACTGGCAACTTCAACAATAGTATTGCTAGAATTTCTAATATAAACTTTTTGATCTGCTGTATTAACTGCCATTTCACCGACAGCTAAATCACTCGTAGTTGGTACTGATAATGCTGTTTCACTTTTCTTTGGTTTTATTACTGTTGCCATCTACTTTATCCTCTTCTTGTAAAACCTTTGCTTCTTCTTGTAAAGTAAGTAACTTCGCTTCCAATTGAATATTCAATGCCACACTATCATTCAATTTTGTTTGTAAAACATTAATCAATTGTTGTGCATACTTTAAGTCTTTTTCCATCTTTTCCATAATTTACTCCATTATAAGTTATTATAAAAATTAGAAGTTTCCACCGTCTACTACATTTGTCCAAGCAGGTGTTCCTGCATTACTATAAAGAAAATATCCAGTTGTTCCAGCGGCAGTGTTTTGAACTGCACCAGTACCATTACCATAAAGAATACCATTAGAGGTAAATGTTGAAGCACCAGTTCCACCAAATCCAACTGTTAATTGTGCTGGTGTTGACCAAGTACCACTAGTAACAATTCCAACACCAGTTGAACTTGAAGTATCTAAACCAGTTCCACCATACGTTGCACTAATGGCTGTTCCATTCCAAGTACCTGTTGTAATAGTTCCGAGAGTTGTTAAAGCAGTCTGTCCAGTCCATGTGGTATCAATAACAACATTATCAGTTGTAATAGTAATACCTGTTCCTGTATTAACAGAAAGTGTATTAGAACTTTTAGTTAAACCATCTCCTGCTGTAATTTGACCCGCACCTGAAAATTGTGAAAATACAATTGGGGTTGTTCCAAAAGTAATTGAGGTATCTTGAGTCATTACATAACCATTGTCTGCATTTGCAGAACCTTTTTCAACAAAGAAGAAAACACCAGAACTTAATTCACTAGCAGTATCAGCATCTGTTGTTCTTGTCAATACCCAATTAGTAGAACCATTACCAACTGTCGTAACTTCATAAATACCATTTTGTGCAGTAGATGTTTGGTCTTTTACCAATACTCTTTGATTTGCTGTAAGTGTTATATTATCAATTGCAATTGCGGCTTGTGAACCAGAATTTGTTAGTGTAGCACCAACACCCGCGGGTGTTCCATTACTATATGTAGCAGAAAGATTTGCTGTTGTTGCTACAACCGTCGAATCCTTTACTTCTAAACCTGATCGAGTATTATCAACATAAGTTTTTACTGCCAGTGCTGATGCAAGTGTAGTATGTGTTCCAGCAACACTTGATATATCAGTATCAATAGCTGTTATACCATCTAACAGATTTAACTCTGCCGCTGTTGATGTTACTTGTGTTGCAGAACCAGAAGCACCAATATAAAAATTAGTTAATTTAACAGTATCAATATGTGAATTACTATCTAATACAACTGCTTTACTTGCCTGTGCTGAACCAGCTGTTGTTACATCTACATAATTCAACTTAGCAGTTGTTGCAGTAACACCATCAAGTAAATTAAGTTCTGCTGTAGTTGCAGTAACACCATCAAGTAAATTAAGTTCTGTTGCTGTTGAAGTAACCAATGTTTCAGAACCGGAAGAACCTATTGATAATGCAGCTGTTTTAACAGCATCAATATGTGAATTTGCATCTAATACAACTGCTTTACTTGCAGTTGCTGTTCCCGGTGTTACATCTACATATTGCAATTCAGTTTGTGATGAACTCAGACCAGCAAGCTTATTAATTTCAGCAGCTGTTGCTGTTACTGCTGTTGCAGAACCTGAAGAACCAAGATGTAATGCAGTTGTTTTAACAGCACTCGTATGTGCATTAGCATCTAATACGACAGCCTTACTTGCAGTTGCAGTACCCGCAGTAACATCTACATAATTTAATTCAGCTGCAGTTGATGTTACTTGTGTTTCAGACCCAGATGAACCAATATGTAGAGCGGCAGTTTTAACAGCATCAATATGTGAATTAGAATCTAAGAGAACAGCAGAACTAGCAGTTGCAGTTCCGGCAGTATGATCCAACATATCCATAAAGACTGAACCACCAATTACATTAGCAGTACGACCAGATGCTAAACCATCCGCATGTCCAATATATAATTTTCCCGTTCCACTCTCATCTCCACTGCCATCCGCGGCTCTATAGCTATAAACCAATTCACCTGCGGTAGCACTGTTGGCGCCAGTTGCACTCGCGGGGACAGTTGATGTTGTCGACCTTTTTATTTGAATAACACTCATTCTACTTCTCCTTTATTGTTAAGTAATCTGTCCACCATCAATAGTCATTGTGTTCCAATCTGTTGTTACATACTTTGAAGTAGTAGCATTCCAAAGTAGTATGCTTTGGTCTACAAGATTAGTCGTATCAACATCACCCATATCATTAACATTTGTTCCAGTTAAATTTGATGTAATATTTATAGTTCCTGATGGATTACCAGTAGTAGTTGATTTAACAACACCACCGGAATCAGAAGAAACTTTAATAACATCACTTGTATCACCAGTAAATTGTTTCTTGACGATTACATTTGCCATTTATTCTATGCCTTTGTTACATTAGGTTTAATGTGTATCTTTCCTTCCATGACTCTAGTAACGGTTCCACCACTGGATGTAATTTCAACATCATAATAATAATAACCAGCTTTAATTGCAGTTGTTTGTGTCGCTGTTAAGGTCATATTAATCTTACCTGAAGTAGCTGGTGATACAAGTGATGTTGTAAATGTATGATAAGCAGTTGATGTATAATTTTTTCTTATTTGTGATGCTACTGTAAAATCAGTAAGATTCATAGCCGTTACACCATCAGCCTGATAAACAGTAATAGCATTACTATAAGAAGTACCTTGATCAATTGTAAGATTTAATATTCCTGCCATGTTAAGTCCTTTTTACTATTATTTATAAAGTAAGATTACTTAATCACCCCATTGTACAAAAACTCTTGAATCATTATTTGATAATAATGGATTAAGTATATCACCTATTTCTTTTATAAAAACTTCTTTTGTATGTATATTTACTTTACGATTAAGATGTTCTTGATCTTTTTTATATCCTCTATCTTTATAATTTCCACCTACAATTTCATATGAATACGACACTTCATAATCATTGGTATTATTAAGACATTTTGCATATACATCCTTGAAGAAAAAAATAACACCAGCAAACTTTCCAGTTTCAATTTGAAAACAAATTAATGATTTTGATATAAAGTTACTCAAGGTTTATTCTTAGTTAGTTATTTCTTTGGGTATTTATCTTTCACAGCTTTTAATTTTGCAGCCATATCTTCTGGAAAAGCACCAGCATGATAGAGCGCATCTAATTGATCACCTATGTCAGGATAATCTGATCTCCTATCTCGTTGGTATTTATTTTTATCGTATTCTTCTTGTAGACGAGTTATCTCTGCTTGTATCTCTGCATCAGTTGGTTGTGTTTGTACTTCGTCAGCCCAATAAATTTGTACATTCGTACCATCATTTTCTTCACTTGCAGAAAAGTTAGCAGTAGGACAAAGAGATGTAAGTGCTTGTCCAGTTGTTATTCTCATTCTATGCTCCTATTTCAAATGCTGTAACCGACCCGATTGAATTTTCATTCAATGTTATTGTTCCACTATTTTTACGAGCTCGTATTTGATATGTAATAGCTGAAGTTGTAGATGGCGAATCTTTGTAATTCAAAGAAAGTTCACCTCTTCTATTTGTTGCACCAGATTCACCATAGTAAGCATAAGCTGTACTATCTGAATAAACATCAGTATTTGATCCTCCAACAGTTCGTCTAATAGTCATTGCCCAACCTGAATCACTACCTGCATAATAAAAATGAGTTCTAACCAATAACAATATAGTTGATGTTGTAGCTGACGGAGTAATAACAGCATTAAGATTGGTAACATCAGCATCACCAGAACCAACAGTATAATTAGTGGTTGTACTATTATGAACTACTTGCAAAATTTTTCCCCCACCAACCCCATCTATCTGAGTCTGTGCATTAGAAGAAAGTGTATTTATATATTGCAGTTCCGCTGAAGTTACTGACCCGTCAGCCAGTTTTGTCGCATCGATTCCAGTCGCCAGTGTGTCAGAATCTACTGACCCATCAGGCAATCCACCAGCACTAAGCCCAGTAATCGTACCATTGCCGTTTATTGCGATTGCCATTAGTTAGCTCCCTTTGGGAATTTTTCTTTTACCCTTTTTATAGCCTCTTGAAATTCATCACCACCAAAACCAGCGTGATATATCATATCAAGCTGGTCGCCTATGTCAGGGTATTCAGATTTGCGTCTTTCTCCATATGGCAATTGATTATTCATAGCCACCGTCCATTCATCCTCAGTCCAATTTTCTTCGACTACTTCAAGATCAGCCTTATTTATATTGTGTGTAAAGACGGCATTATCAAGGGTTTTATCAGTATAAGGTGATTCTCTATGTATTATTTGTCCTGTTGATTTTTGTTTTATAAATTTCATAATTTATCCTATGATAAGCGGTATACTTGCAACCAACATTTTCCACCATCAAGAGTTTGCGTACTCCCCTTGAAATGCATAAAGAAAACTTCTAAGTAATCATTCTGTGCTAGAGGAACCACCACCGCATTTGAAACATTTATTGCTGAGGTTGTGCTTGTGTTATTCTCAGCGAATATTTGATTCAGCGGTGAAAATGCGGCCGCACCATTTTTATAGAGATGGGCGATGCCTCTTTGACTTGCACCAAACCCAGTCTGCATACCTACAGAAAAACTTACAAAATATTTCCCTGCCGCAGGAGCAACATACCTCTCATTTGCTAAATCAAAATTTGAGTCATCGTCATAAAGCTCATGTGTGAAAGATATTTTTGTTAAAGTCGTTGTAGCAATAGACTGATTTGTGGAAATACCAGTATGCCCTGCTCCTGCCGCAGAAGCGTATGTTGAAACTGGCAAGCTCGTCAAACTAGCCCCCGATATGGCAGGGAGATTCCCAGTAAGTTTACTAGCGGTCAACGTAGAAATTCTTGCGTCAGCAACAGTACCCGTTGAAATATTAGAAGCATTAAGAGCAGTCAATCCAGAACCACTTCCTGCTAAATTGTGTCCTGACTGAACGGTTACTGTAGTGCCTGACTGTCCTCCGATTGTATCGGCAGAAATCTTTGAGTTTGTTCCATCTATGTCTATTTGTGGCATTAGTTAGTCTCCTTCTTCTATCGTATTACCTTCAGCCACCCATTCTTGAATCTCTTGGTAGTCACGGTCACCACTATACTTGCTTTCTCTACTCCGTTAGCTTGGAACTTTATATCTTTTGATGCCCCGTCTGCATTGAGGGTTAAATGTTCCGAGGAACTTTTTATTGTTGACATTTATATCTCCTGACTTGCTCTAAAGTCTGCCCATGCCTGTTTAACCGCAGGGGTATGTATCGTATTAGCAACGTCTTTCACACGTTGATCTTCATTGCTGGTATCTGAATCTGGTTCTACAACGTGTCGGTGATAAGTACGGCTAATCTCTACACCATCACGTTCTATAATCGTATCAGTCCTTACTTGTATTTGTCCCATTGGTAATACATTTATACTGCCAATTTCTGTTCGCTCTGTTAAAGCCATTATTTTGCTCCTAAATGTAGAAAACACCAGACATTGTAAAGTCTGAAGTATTTGTAAACGATGCGTCAGTACACGATGCTTGAGCCACGTTATCACCGTATGCTCTTAAATGACAAGTTGTACCAGACAGATTACCTAAAAGTGAAGTATGGCTTGATCCCGGCCAATCTATAGCTGTAATACAATGCACAAGTATGGGATGTTCACCAGCCCCACTATTTGCAGAAAAAGGCCACCCTGTCACATAGGCACTACCTGTAGAAGACCCCTTTGCACTCAAAGTAATACGAACTTGAATATGACATATCCTACCAATCTTATTATATATACCGCTTTGAGTTGTATAGGCCATCCCCGTTGAACCACCACCAAATAATAAACTTGGAGTCCAAGTCCCCTCCTCATAATCATCCAGAGTATTAGCATCTGCACTAGCTACTTGTGTAGCAGGAAAAGCTACGTTGCCTGTATGTGCTGGCAAGCTCGTCAAACTACTCCCATCTATAGCTGGCAAAGCACCACTCAGATTACCAGCTGGTAAATTAGTCAAAGATGCACCACTACCAGACAAAGGCCTATCAACAGTTATGTTTCCTGTGCCATCAGGTGTATCTATATTTGTTACTTTGATAGTTGAAGCCAACTAATCTCTCCTTATACTATTGTCCAAGTTGAACCATTTGTTACTATTACCGAGTAATTATTTGCAACCGTAATAGGTCCTGCGGTCATTCCGTTTTCTGTTCCCACGAATGTTATATTCTCAGAAATTGTTTTAGCATTGGTACGAATAATAGAATCAGTTCCCAACGACGGTCCTCCCAATGTAACTGCATCATCTATCTTGGCAGCGGTTACTGCATCATCGGCAATCTTAACAGTTGTAATTGCATTACTAGCTATCTCTGCCGCTACTACTGTTCCGTCCGCTATCTTCGCTGCGTTTATAGCACTATCTACTATTGCATCTCTTTCTATTCTTTGTAATGCCATTCTTTATTCCTTTCTTTATTCCTTAGGAAACCTCTGCACCCATAAAAGACACACTGCTTAATGGCTCTGGCTCGATCACAATGGTTTGTTCCATTGGTATGTCAGTAGTGATTACTGCCGTAGAACCGTTAGCAGTAATTTCTTTTTTCATTTAGCCCCTCCCGTCTCAAGGTCTTCTATATCGTCCTTCATGTCTTCAACAGATTTCTGCAAATACTCAATTCGCAAGTCCTGTTTAGCGTCATCAGGTAATGCGCCAAGTTCGCCTCTAGGCCACTTAATGCGAAACTCCGTGTTCAGCGATAGAGAATCTTGCATCCTGACAACATCTAATTGCAGTTGAGCAATCTGACCCTGCAATTTAAAGTACACCCCTGCTATGGACAGAATAATAACAACAATTCCAACTAATGTTTTCACATCCAGATTAATCTTGGATGTTTCGCTCAGATCAACGCTCATAATTTATTCCTTAGGATACCTCTGCTTTACAGCCAAACAATCTGCGATGTACTTGTCTATCTGTGCCTGATCCCCTTTGACTATGCCGTCAAGGTAATCCGTGGCTGGGGGGTATTCTGCTTTTCTATCTTCTTTATATTTTTCTTCTGCAACCCATTTATCGTAAGCATCACACTCGCTGTTATGTGAATCAACTTCTGCTTGTGTCATTGGTCTTATTTCTTCACCACTTGGAGTAACTACACTAACGATTGCATCTTCGTGGCCTATATTTAATCTCATACTAACTCCTTATCATTTGTTTAGTCTATATGCGTAAATATCACCACCCTGCCATACCCCAGACCATTGTTTAAAATATATACCTGTGGATTCAAAACCACCTTTTCTTCCACCTGCAACGGATCTACCAAAATAATTACTACCGTGAGTATGATCCCAAACACAATCTGCTGTAACCATATTTCGTGTGCCTCCATACCAGACCAACAAGTTACACCACAATGGAGCGGCATTAGAGGGAAAATTAGAAAGGTGCATAAAAGTATCTGAATTACTATTTGATACAGTCCAAGATGAAGAATTACTATGCAAAACAGCATAGTTCCATTGATAACCAGATGTAGATAATGTATCACTTGCATCATAAAATTGTACGCCTAAACCACCACCAGCATTATCCATTGACATCCCATTAAATACAAACATCCAACACGGATAGGTACTCCAACTGAAAATATTACGAAAACTACGAGCCGTTCCAGATGATGATGTAGAAACATATTCCCACGATCCAGTAGTTATTCCAGTCAAACTACTCCCGTCAATGACAGGTAAAGCACCAGTTAGCTTACTTGATGAAAGCCCTGTTATCTTTCCATCCGCTATGGATCCTGCAAGATCATCATTCAGAATACTGGAGTCAGGCAATCCCCCGGCACTAAGCCCAGTGATCGTACCACTGCCATTTATAACGATTGCCATTTAGTTAGTCTCCTTTGGGATATCTGATTTTACTTTTGCAATGTGAGCCTGATACACTTCCATCCCTTGCTCTCCGATCATCTCGAATTGCTCGCCAGTTGTGCCATAGCCACCGTCTGCCATGTTAGCTAAACGCTTGTCTAGCCAAGTTGGTTCTGGTGCGACATATGGTTCTGGCGTATTGCCTTCGTCTATCCATTCCTGAACTGTATCGTTGTACTTAGCCCCCATTATTTGGGAAACTCCGTACTGATCGTTTACACAATAGCTTCCATCCGATTGCATTTTTACTGTTTTAATTATCATTGATTATATCCTCTAGTGTCTCGCATCTATTATAACTGTTCCAGCCACATTGTTGTTATTTCTCAATATTCCACAATTTCCCGCAACCAGACCAGAGGAATGTGTTGTTACTAACCTACAATGATCTTTTCCTACAACTTCATAAACATTAGCTGATGAACAAGCAACTACACCACCAGAGGCGTTCATAACCGAGTAATGTGATGCTGTACCACTTCCATTAGATATAGCAGGTATCACTCTTTTCGGTGAAAAGTGTAAGTTGATATATGCGGAGGTAGTAGACCTACAGAGGCCTGATGCAATATGGTCATAAGCTAAGTTTCCTCCAAACACTTGAATATAATACTCCACCTGATCTTTTACAGTAGCTATCGGAGGTGACGTAAAGGTAGGTGCGTTAGAGCCTAATGTTAATTGAACTTGTGAGAAATACATATAGTTTGACACACTGCTTAATCCATTCACTTGATTAGCTGTTGATTTTTCATTTGTATTCCTCCACGCACCTGCTGTCCCGTGCCAGTCTGAGCCTGCTTCAAGAACAAAAGTTATTGTCAACCCTATATCTGTATCATCAAATAGCCAAGTACCCGAAGTATCTAACGTAAGCGTGATTGAAGCCTTCTCCCAAGTGTTTGTGGTTGTTTGAGTATATTCAGCAAGATAATGCCTGTTCCCTGCTGAATTTTGGAAATGAATACAGTATGTCCCTGTTACGGTATGGCGATGCCAGAAGCTTAACGTCACCTCTTGTCCGTGTAATGAAGAATAATCTGTCCCTGTTATGTGATAAAAATATTCATAGTATGAAGCATTAGACGGAGAAGCATCCGCAGTTGTAACATCTAGCTCCAGAGAATATTTCGATTGGTAGCTACTCTCTGCCACCGTTGGCACGGTTGTGCTTCTATTCGCATTCCAGTTTGCCGTAGTATGCCCATTATACTCAAAGAGTGCAGAGGCATATTCTCCCGTTGCTCTGACTCGTGATGTCCCTTCAGGCCACTGCGTAAAATCTCCATCGATTATAAAATTACGTTTGTTTCCCGTAGTGATACCAGTCAAACTACTTCCGTCAATGGCAGGGAGATTCCCAGTAAGAGCCGTAGCATCTATAGTCGTTGAGGTAAACGCACCAGCACTACTGATACTAGCCTTCTCTACCCCGTTGGCTTGGAACTTAATGTCTTTTGATGCCCCGTCAGCGTTAAGGGTCAAATGTTCCGAGGAACTTTTAATTGTTGACATTATTCAGCCCCCTTTGGGTATTTAGATTTTACTTCCGCTCTACGCCTATCAATCTCAGCTTTATCTTCAGGGTCGTAAAGGGCTACTACCAGTTCTTCTATTGTTGGATACTCTTCTTTGCGTTTGTCGTAGAAGGCTTTCAGTTCACGTTCGGGGGCTTTATCAGCCCACGCTTGTTCTTCTGCGTCACGGTGTGCTTCTTGTTCTGGTGTCCAATTTACACGAACACCGTTTACCATACTGTGTCTAGGCATATAGTCTCCTTATGATGTGGCTATGCCATACATCGTTATTTTCCCTGATGTTATGTTTCCAGAACTCTGTATAAAACGTACAGCGTCTACGTCCGCAATAGAATTACGCCTACCTGATCCTATTCCTATTAGATTTTTCCCAGTTTGATTTACCCAACTAGCCGTCCAAGAACACTTAGTTGTTGTAGAAGCATTTGATGGTTCGTACAAATAAACAATAGCACTCCCACTTTCACCAGAAGCATTACCCATTGACTGAGCAGAGCCTATGATACGCATAATTGAATTCCCTACCCCAGTATAGGTGTTTTGGGCAGACCCAGCATCATCTAAACTTAAAGTCGCATAATAATAGTTTGCAGACGAATTATCATAAGAACTACCGCCATCCGTTGATGTGAGCAAATTAAGCTCCGTTGTGTCCGTTGCTGGAACGATGTCACTCAGCACAAACGCATAAGTGCTATATGTTGAATTAATCCCTGTAAAATCTAATGAAGAAGATGCTGACGCTGTTTGTGAAGTAATAACAGTCCAAGCACCGCCTACACCAGTCAAACTACTCCCATCACCATCACTGTTCAGCAGAGTCCCTGTAGCATCTGGAAGTGTAATCGTGCGGTCAGTCGAGGTGTTCGGTGCTGTCACCGTCAAAACGCCTGTACCGCTAGCGTGTCCTGTAATTTTTACTTTTGACATTTATATATTGCTCCTATGCTATAACCCAAGTCGAGCCAGTGGGTACTGTAACTGATACTCCTGTGTCGATTGTAACTGGGCCAGCAGTTAACGCATTATTGCCACTTGTTATTGAGTAGTTAGCACTAATCGTATGTGCGTGTTCGTATAACCCTTCGGTTGTTGAGTTGCCACTACCACTACCACCACTAATAGTGTCCCAATCAGTAGCATCCTGTGATATAAACATCACATTAGTACCGCTAGTTAATGAATAAGCGGTATTAGTACCAGCTGCATCTATATTATCTCCAGTTGCAGGAAATACATCAGCATCATTAGCCCCATTATTAGCTATCACTACAACTTTACCAGCAGCAGCTGTAGGTAAAGTAACGGCATCGCCAGCATTAGCACAAGTAGCTATTTCATAGAAATATGTGGTAATAGGGTTATCACCTTGACTACTATTGGTATTAGCTGTATTACCTACAGAAACATCGTATGCTATCTTAGTTCCATCAATTGCATCATCAGCTATCTTAGCCGTTGTTACTGCACCATTAATTATCTTTGCTGTTGTTACGGTATCATCACCAGGAACATCTGGTTTATATCCTATATATGACATTTTATGTAATCTCCATAATACTTAAAGCAATATCTGCACTATTGGTTGTATCACTTTGAACTTTTAAAATATCTCCTGTTTCCATTACAACTTTTCCTGTTAATGCATTTAACGCACTGCCGGAGGGTATTGGAAGATTTTTACCAATATGAATATTATCACCATCAGCATTTTCTAATTTTACGTCAGCAGTAATACTAGTATTTATAAGATTACTAATTGTCAAACCAATAATAATAGTAGTTGTTGAAGCAGGTACAGTATAAACAGTTATATCTGTATTAGCCGCAGTTGCTCCACCTGTCTTTGTTACTGATTTAAATGTATTAGCCATTTGTTATTATCCTAATGCAATGCTTAGGGCTGCAGCTTCATCCTGTGCAATAGTCGTTGCTTGTGCTGAAGTTGTAGCGTTAACACTTGTTAATTCTCTACCCATATATATAATATATAATGATGTCCCTGTTTGTGGTGTACCTGTAAATGTAATAGTGCTACCAGTACAAGTATAACCAACACCAGGTTCTTGAATTACATTTCCATAGACTACCAAAATACTATTTGCAGAAGCGGCATGTGTCATAGTAAATGCTGTTGTTAAACTATCAGGTGTTAAAGTTTGTTTTACAAACTCACCCCACTCTATTCCTCTTCCTATATATGGCATTATTTATACCTTTGAAAAATATCTTTTGTCATTTGCCTTACTCTCTTTCATTTTGGTATATCTGATTTTACTTTTGCAATGTGAGCCTGATACACTTCCATCCCTTGCTCTCCGATCATCTCGAATTGCTCGCCAGTTGTGCCATAGCCACCGTCTGCCATGTTAGCTAACCGCTTGTCTAGCCAAGTTGGTTCTGGTTCGACATAAGGTTCTGGCGTATTGCCTTCGTCTATCCATTCTTGGATCATTACACGATGGCGGTTGCCCATATCATCAGGAACGACAACTTGGTCAGTCGCACCGCTATTAACTATAAATGAACCGTCTATTTGTATTTTTACTGTTTTAATTTTCACTGATTATATCTCCTAGTGTCTCGCATCTGCCTGTACCCAATCACCTGAATCAACTGTTCGCAAAATTACACCACCGTCACCAGCTAAACCAGATGACACAGTAACTAAAATTCTTGCCCCTTGTTTACTTATATTACCGAATGTTATGGCAGTTGCATTATCGACACCAACTCCTTGATGGGCCTGTAAACAAGTTGCATCAAAACGTGTCATTGCTGGAGTGGCTCTCATAACTTTAGGAAATTTTAATAGACCATACGCATATAGACCATTTTCTGCCATCCCAGAACAAATATCGTGATTAGCAACCGTACCACCATACCTCTGCACATAGTAAGCCACCTGATCCTGCACAGTAGCTATCGGAGGTGACGTAAAGGTAGGTGCGGTTGAACCAAGATAGAGGCCGACCTGTGATAATCTAAAGAAGTTACTAGTCGAATCAACACTATTAACTTGATTGCTGGTAGCCCACTTACTTGTCTCCGTTAACCAAGTATCTTTAGCCCCTGCAATCTGGTGGTCTGTTCCAGCGGCTAACACAAACGCTATATCCAACCCCTTGTCTGCCTCTGTATAGAGAAATGTTGCCCCACTGTCAAAGGTAAAGGTTTCCGTATGCTGTTCCCATGTATCAGTAGTTGTTTGAGTATATTCAAATACATAACATTCTGTACTAGCAGAATTACCAAGACGGACACAATGTATACCTGTCTTTGTATGTTTATGCCAAAATGACATGGTACATTGCTGTCCTTCAAGAGCCGTAAAATCGCTACCTGTTACAAAGTACCGCCACATAGTTCTATCACCAGTACCCATGGTATCTGATGTTGTGACATCTGTCTCAAAAGAATAAGCTGATTGATGTCCAGATTGAGCCACGGTAGGGACATCAGTTGAACGTGTAGCATCAACCACAGCAGAGCCAGAATTGAGTAACTCAAATAACGCTGGCCCATAACTACCACTAGATACTGAGGTGTTATCCGTCCCTTCAGGCCACTGCGTAAAATCTCCATCGATTATAAAATTACGTTTTTCTCCCGTAGTGATACCAGTCAAACTACTACCATCAATGGCTGGCAGATTCCCAGTAAGTTTACTAGCGGTCAACGTAGAAATTCTTGCGTCAGCAACAGTACCCGTTGAAATATTAGAAGCATTAGTTGTATCCGTAGTCGCTGAAGCGGCTAGTCCATGTGAAGTAATTGAAGTAACTGCACCAGATACTTTTGATGTGGCTATAGCCGCACTTGCGTTGATGTCAGCGTTTACAATTTCACCATCCACAATTTTATCAGAAGTAACCGAGTTATCCGCTAACTTAGTTGTTGTTACAGTACCATCTGCAAATATGGTTGTAGTTGGTTTGAATCCAATATGCAAAACTCTTACTTCATCACTAGCTGTTAAACCAGCTGTAAAAGTAAGAGTTCGATTTCCAGTACCACCAACTCCGTATGCTGTACCAGATTGTAGTACACCATTGATAGCAACAACAATATCTGTTTCTATAGTAACATCAGCAGTTAAGGTGAAAACAGTTTGACCAGCAGTAGCAGTAAAAATATCTTCACTCGTACTTTGCCCTGTTACTAAACTATCTGGAGCTTTACCTATGTATGCCATTTAGTTTACGTCCTCTAGGATTGAGGCTACAACATCTACTGCACCGCTTGATGTAACTTTAATTAAATCTCCTGTTTCTAAAATAACCTTTTGACCTGCTATAACTTGTAATGCACTTCCAGAAGGTATTGGTGCATCTTTGACAAGATATGCTGTAGAAGTTGCAGAGGTATCTGTAACCTGTACGGAAGTTTGAACAACAGCTGTTGTAGTATTAGCAACATCCAATTCCAATAGAATAGAAGTTTTAGCAGACGGAGCAGTATATATTGTAGTAGCAGTTGTTATATTAGTTGCTTGTGCATTTTTAAATGTATTTGTTCCCATTCGTTATCTCTTTATTTTTTGATATTCGGTAAGTCAGTAGTGATTACTGCCGTAGAACCGTTAGCTTGGAACTTTATATCTTTTGATACACCATCGGCATTGAGGGTCAAATGTTCCGAGGAACTTTTAATTGTTGACATTTATATCTCCTAATAATTAACGGCCCAGCCGTGTAATTGGGTTTCCATTGAACCACTAGCTTGACTTGCCCATACAGCTTTCATTGCTACTTGAGTGCCGGAGGTAACTGTAGTCTTACCCAACTTCACCTGTTTTGTAGTGCCACTAAATGTTTGTGCTGTTCCATAACTTGAGGCTTCAGTCCAGTTCGATCCGTTGTCTGCCGTGAAGTAAATCTTTAAGTGTGTTCCTAATGTGGCTGTGCCAACATTATCTTTATAGAGTATTACCCCTGATACTTCTGTCGTGGCTGATGGAGCAGTTTGTGTGTCTGATATTAGAGTACCTGTGGCACTAGCAGAACTGCTTGTTTCTTGCCAACTAATACCTGTATAATTCCGTGGGGCTGACCCACCACTACCAACACAAGTATACATATCGGCTGTAGTTTGACTAGTTAGTGTTGTTTTAACCACATTATCTACATAATAAGTAATGGTCGATCCTACTCTTGTGATTTTAAATACAGCACTAGTGGCTGGGTCAAATGAGGTTTGGACTGACCCTCCTTTATTTGTTCCATTTGTTACATATGCCCTACTTTCATAAGCTAGAAAATATGAATTTGTCATGCTAGCCATCGCACCATGCTCGTGACCACTAGCGAATGTTCCTACCTCTGACGTTGGGAATACTCCCAACCAACCACCGTTACCATTGCCACCCCCTGTAAAAGTTCCAGTAAACTCAAAATCACCAGACACAGAACTTGAACTCCTTATGGCTTTATCGCCAGCATTATGTGTAACAGTGCCAGCACCAACGGTTATTGTTGATGTTGACCCTGCCCAATCACTTAATGATGATGGAGTTGTTGTGGTAGTGCTAGTATAAACACTCGCCACATATTCACCAGTTGTCCTATCCACATTTGTTTCCGTAGTTATCCCAGTATCATCTTCAAAGGTATCTATAAACGCATTAGGTAGATTATATGCCACTTTATTATCAGCGACACCCATATGTAAACCTAATGTAGCTATTGATTGGTTCACTGATGTTAGGTCAACGTGTTGAGTTACTGCACTTGCAGGTATACGGGCGTTTGCTATAGTCCCAGATGTGATGTTTGAAGCATTAGTTGTATCAGTAGTCGCTGAGGTAACAAGACCAGCAACTTGAGCATTTGGAAGATCAACTATTCTGGCGTTAGGTAAAGTTCCAGTAGTTAAATCACTAGCACTTGTTGATTGATTATCTAATGAACTACTAACAACATCACCACCAGCATCTAATAAATCTGCTAAATCTCTTGCTTTTGTCATTAATTATCTCCTATTACGCAAATACTTGAAATTCAATTACATCGGTTGTAGCAACACCAGTAGTCAATACTACGCTAGTACCATTAGTTGCTGTAAAATCTGAACCATTAATTAATTTGACACCATTTAAAAATACTGCAATTCTTCCTACTACATAATTTACATTCCAAGTTGTTTTTAAATTAGTAGGACTAGTATCAAGTATTTCTGTGATTACAGGAGCAAAACTTAAAGTACCAGAACCGTTTGTTTTTAAAACCTGACCTGTAGTTCCATCTGCTTGTGGATGTGATAAACCATCAAGAATAATTGAACCACTTCCGTTTGGTGTAATGGCGATATCACCATTTGATACACTTATAATTGATTGACCATTGACATCTAATGAACCACCTAGCTGTGGAGAAGTATCCCCCAATACATCAGTATCAACAGTTGCAAAAGAAAGTTGTCCTGCCCCATCAGTTTTTAAAAATTGGCCTGTAGTTCCATCTGCTTGTGGATGTGATAAACCATCTATAACTACTGAACCACTTCCGTTTGGCGTAATAGTAATATCACCATTAGTTGTACTAGTAGTTATTGATCTAGCTAGTACATCTAAATTTCCACCGAGTTGTGGTGACAGGTCATCAACAATATCTCCTAAACCACTTGTTGCCTTAACTTCATTAATAGCTGCAACAAGACTAACCTGTGTACTTGTAGTTAATGTCGCTAAGTCACCTTGATTAGTACCAAGTGTATTTGTTTTGGTACGCCAATTCTCAAAAGTATCGGCTAAGTTTACTGTTATAAGTGCCATTTGTTATTCCTTGTTTTTCTATTATTTATATATTTATATCACTCTAGTTTTGTTTTTCTTATATATTTTCTTTTGATTCTAACGAATTTATACTATTCATCCTTTGTATTGTATGTAACGGACCAAAGACATTCAATGCTTCTGCTTGTGAAGAACCTGCTGTCATACAGTTTGATCTGTTTTGTAAAGTTAATAACAAAGATTCTTTCTGATGAGTATTTACATTTTTTGTATCAAAAGAACCATCATCTAATTCTTTTTTTATTTGTGACCACATTCTTACTTCTCTCATTCTATCAAACGCCGCGGCCTTCTGTCCTAACATATTAAATTTATGTTGTTCTAAGTCAATTTCCAAATCTTCTTTATTAAGACCTGTTGCTTTTTTAAGTTTTGATTTTATTCTTTTTAATTCAACCTCAGCTTTTCTATACTGAAACCCCATATTAATTAATGCTTCAACCATTGCTGCTTGTTCACGAACTGCTTGCCAATATTTACTAGCAGAAGTTGGATGTTTACCATCATTTAATACTGAAACTCTCATCTCTGTTTCAGTTCTAAATATTTGTTTTTTATTTAAAGTATCAATTAATTCTTCACTAATACTATTTAAATAATTTACTTCTTTTTTTGGTAATAAACCATTTTTATATATTAAGCTCAAATCAGTCATAAGATTCCTTTATGTTAATACCATTAAATCTGGTTCAGTAATAGCTGGCTTTGCAACTGTTGGTTCAAATGTATCTACTTGTAGATTTCTAATAATTGTTTGAGCTTCTTCTTTTGTTTTTATATTTCCATTAACTCTTGTAATCCATAAATTACCTTCTGAATTATCTTCTACTTTCCAAATATTATTATATACACATTGAATATTAAAATTAGTTCTATCCTCATGTGTAATAAATCCTTTACCAGTATGTGTTGCTTGTACATATAACATTATATCTTCCCCTATGGTGAAAAATTATCTGTTTGTGCTACTGCAGCTACTAAAGGATGTTCTCTATCTATAGACATCCCAAATCCTGTAGAAGTAGAACCACATCCTGGTTGCTCTTGGCCAAGACCAGTAGCACCTGCTGGAGCTGTTATTGCAAAAGTAGTAATAGACCATGTGTTTCCATCATATTTTTCTGTTATCCTTGAACCAGCAGTTGTATTTGAACCAAAACAAGCATACGCATTTGTTTGTGAGCCTACCTGCCAATGCCCCACGCGGGGGTGAGTCAACGTTCCACCATAAGCAGAACTAGTTCCATTATATTCTTCCGTTCGGTTTGCATTTCCCCAGTTAGCAGCACCACCACTTCCATTACTTTGACCCCAATAACCACCAACCATTAACCCTGCTGTTTGTGTACCACACGGTCCTGACTTACTATGCAACACGAATCCAAGACCACTTAAACATGACCCACCAGTTGCCCAAGCTATACCATTATATTCATGAAAATTTGGATTATAATGAAAGTTATTCCCTATACCAGTACCATCATTTCCAGCTGCATAATAACAAGCTGTTGCTGTACCAGCAGTTGCTGAACCACGACAACCATTTCCTGAATGTGTACCAGGTCCAGAAGACCATGCAGTTCCATTCCATTCAGATACAGGGTTACTGCCGCCGTATCCAAATACATTCGAATCATTCATAGCTATACCAGCAGAAGTTGTTCCTGCTCCTTGAGCAGAACCCCTGTGGGATGATGGAAGCGTGGGTGCCGTTGCCCAAGTACTTCCATTATATGATTCTGAAACATTCCACTGAAATGCCATTGCGTCTGTGTTGTCACCAAACCCGGCGCCACCACCCCAGTGGGAGCTTATTGCATTTGTACCTATAGCTATTGTATTACCACTTACAGACCACACGGGATCAAAACTTCTACCGTGACTACTAATATGATATGGGGATTGCAAAAATGACATTATTATACCTTACATTTCAAAGTAAACCGTACACCTTGTCCAGCAACCGTAGAACCAATAGCAGTTATTTTGAAAGTTATTCTATCACCAGCAGCAAATGTTGTTACTGAAAGAGTACCAGCTGTTAGACTATTACTACCCGCAGCAAATGATGGAGTATGTGGATTAGTAGTAGTGTATATAGTTGAACCATTTTTAAATACGTCTACAGCAACAATAGAACCTGTTGGAGCAGTATCTATATAACCCGCCTCACCTTCAAATGTTCCTGCTCGTGCCATTACCAGTTCACCATAAGTTCTTACAGTAATATCTTCTTTTACCATATCTTTATCAAACCCAGCAAGGAATGCCATATCGTATGGCCGTTGACTCCAACTAGGATTTGCACCAGTACCACCAGCTACCAAAGCATATCCTGAGGTACCCGCTGGAAGTCTTACCCAGTTCGTTCCATCATAATACATAACATCACCTTGAGTATCTGAACCCAAAGCAATCTTTGTTCCATCAACATTACCACCTGCTATCAGTGCTGTTGTTATAGCATTGTCTGCTATCTTGACAGTTGTAATTGCATCATTAGCTATCTTTGTAGCTGTTATTGCATCATTTGCAATTTTAACATTTGTTACTGCATCATTTGCAATTTTAACATTTGTTACAGAGTCTGTTGCCAATTTAGACTCTGTTACATTACCATCTAATATCTTAATAGCTGTAACAGCATTAGATGCTATATCACCTGCTACAATAGTTCCATCCAGAATTTTTGAACTTGTAACTGCTGAATCTGCTATCTTTGCATTTGTTACATTTGCATCTGTAATTTTTACAGTTGTTACGGAGTCTGTTGCCAACTTAGCGTCTGTTACATTTGCATCTGTAATTTTAAGAGTTGTTACTGCATCTGTTGCTAACTCGGTTGTTCCAACAGCATCTGCAACTATCTGTGCATCACCTACTGTACCAGATAAGTCTCCTCCAACAACAGCCGTAGTAGCATCAACTGTACTAAAACTTAATGTTCCACTTCCATTGGTAGAAAGTACTTGTCCATTAGTACCATCAGAAACATTCAGTTGTGTTATACCAACAGCATTGGTAACATTATTCATGTCCTCTCTTGCTAATGGAAATCCACCTGCTTGTGCTCCGTTATGTATAACACCAGTATCCTTATCAGTGTCAACAGTAATTTCACCTACCGCACCGGTGAACGAACTGTGTTCTGATGTTGTACCTCTACGTCTTTGAACTCTCTTTGCCATATTATTTCTCTAAAAGTTTTTTAACTATCTGTTTAAGTTCTTCTATTTCAACTTTCATATTATTTATAACATCAATCTCATCTTCTTTTTGTTTCTTGGCTGCTCTATAATTATCTAAAGCGTTTCGATTAGTATTCAATACAGCCTTTGATTCAATATCTCTTTCATATTTTGTATTTTTTATTTTCATAATTATGCCAATGCAATTACTCTTAAATTTTTAATCAAAGGTATTTTAGTAGTATTAGCAGAAGTCATAACAATTTTTATAGCAAATACTTTAAAACTATTATATGTAACACTGTTTGATGTATAATCAGTATTACCAGTAGAAGGATTAAATTCTAATTCTAAATATTGGTTTCCATCATCAGAAGCAGAAACAGTATTCGTATTTGTTGTCTCACTCATTAATACCCAAGGACGATTATCAAAAGTATCAGCATCAAATTGTGATAATACTTTATGATAAACTGAAATAGCAGTTCCTGCTTGCCTATTAGCAGTCATGTATACTGATAAATCAGTTGCATCAAAACCATCTTTTAAATTAACTCGTCTTGTAATATATCTCGCCGCAGAATCACCACCCTCAGCATTTGTTTCATCAGTTGTAACATTGTTAATATTATTTTCTACTGTAATAACACTATTTCTTTTCGTATCAATTACAGGTGAAATATAGGTACTGCTTGATGATAATGTGGCCTGTGATATATAACTTCCAGCGCTTGTTGTAATCTTCTTTTGTGTAGAAAGTTTATGATTAGTATTTTGAATAATTTCAGAATAAGAAGTATCTAATACTCCTGTACCAGCATCAGACATTTTAACTCCCCAAAAAATAGAAGTCTTATTTAGTCTAACTTCTTCGGGAACAATTTGAATCACATCTGCTTTAACATCCGCTGCGGAAGTTCCGTCTTTAAAGACTGCATTAGCAGTAGCACCTGTAGTAAATACTGCCCTATTTAATTGAAATGTCAAATCTTGATTTTGATCAGCACTCCAAGTACTTGCATTTTGTGATTTAAATAGTACACCAGCATATGGTTGTTCTGATACTTTTCTTGTCGTTCCAAGAATGTTGTCACCCATTTCAGAAATATATACTTCATACTTCAAACTATTACTCAATGCAACAATTGCATACTCTCCGGGTGGTAGATAAACTAATGATGGAAAAGTAAATTTAGTAGCCAATGAGGCATCATCACTTATATTAACATCGGTTGGTAATTTATTAACTTCGGAAAATGGTATAATAGTTTTATCTGGATAACCATTCAAAGTACTTCTAATTTGTATGGTTACCGGAAGATTATCTGTATCTTTAGATTTAAAATATAATTCTAAATCTGTTAGAAAAATTCCATTTGGATAAATACCTCCATCAACCAAGAAGGTTTGAGCCAATGGATCAAACCATCCAATAACATTTGATCTTGTAAATATGTTTGATGTAGTTCTGAAATCAGTTGCTGAACCCATTCCTAAACTTTGTACTCTTGGAACTCTTGTAGATACAACTACATTTTCTTGTGTCTGTAACAATCCTTGTGCTTGATATACAACTTCACCATATGTTCCAGCACTTACTAAGTCTGCTGTTGTATTATCAACCAATAAGAATTGTCTTTCACCAGTTCTAAATCTAAGAGTATCACTATTTGGAATGGAAAAAGTTAAACCAGTAATTGAACCAGATGAATCTGTATAAACTGCATCACCCAAAGAACCTCCAGTTGGAGTACAATAAGCAGCTACATCAATACCATCAAAGAATGGATACACTCTTGTGTTTGGTTTCATTCCTGTTACAGATATAGCTATATCTCTTGCTCTAATAAAAGGAATAATAGAAACATCAACTACTCTATCACCGACACTATTTCTTACAGTATCAACTCCAGTAATTTCTGTACGAATTCCTGTTCTTGTCTGTAATACTTCATTTCGTACCGTTTGTCTTTGTAGTAGAGCATTTCCTTCTCGCCAAGTTGGACCAGATTCTAAAACAGTTTCCCTACCAGTACCATTAATTGTTTCCCAATCATTAAATTGGGAACCAAATCCTAAACCAACTAAGGCAGCCCAACCATCATTCTCACCATTAATATTAACAACAACTTCAGGTCGTGTAGTAGTATCAATCCAATTATCATTTGGTGGTGTTAGGTCAACTGTTCCAATCCAAGCTAATACTGCGAATGGATTAACATTAATTGATTTACTTGCCACTGTTTGTGTTACAAATGCTGTTGCAGTATACGGTAATGTAATTAGATCACCTGTTTTCTGTACACCACTAGAAGAACTAGAATCATAAACCAAGTCCGTTAAATTAGAAGTGAATGGTGATCTTAATATTTTTTCATCAAAATCAATAGCAGCTTTGTAATCAGCAGATAAAACATTACCAACACTATGCCCATTGAAACCATCTACAAGCATACCATTTTTAAATCTATCTAATCCAGCTGTATCTTTAATAACTAATTCTTCTGCTTCTTTTTCAAGTAATGAAAGTGTAGTATAATATTCTAAATTGTTAATTCGTTTTTCAAGTTTACCAATATCTTTCATTGTATATCGTTTATTCTCAATATATTTTGATGTTACATCACTTGAATTAAATGTATATGCTGGAATATAAATAGTATATAAATCCATTGTTCCATCAAGTTGTTGTGGAGGAACAGTATTTAATGATGGTATACCTTTATTCACTCCAAACTTTCTTTCTTTACTTAAAAATATTCTGTCTATTCTTGGGAGATAGTAACTATAATCAGCTTGCCAATTTGTATTTGGAAAAGGCAATTCAATATTTTCCATTATAGTTCCACCATCTGCTCGCCTTGGTCTAAAGTCAACACAATCTCTGAGTTCAACTTTAGTACCAGTAACAGGACTTGTGTAAGTTGGAATATTATCAAATCCAACTGCGGCTGTATATGAATCAGCTGAAAGATAACCAACACCAGAATGAGTAAAGTAATCATATACAATACCAATTCTACCAGTCGGTCCTGTCTGTCCGGCTTTTAATTTTATTTGCCCATGATCATAAAAGTTATCTCGTTGACCTGTATCTAATTCATATCTTGTAGTAATGTCAGTATCACCCGTGGCGACAGAAGAAACTGTTTTTGTAAATCCACTTGTTCCTCCAGTAATTGTCTCGGCAACAAATGTACCAGATACTGGAACATAAGTAACAGTAGTTGTACTTCCTGCTCCAAGAACAACCGTACCCGTAGCACCTGATGTTCCTCCAGTAATTGTTTCACCGGGAGTCATTGTATCTGCTGTACTTCCGACAGTTAATGTAGGTAAAGTTGCATTTGAACCGGCAGCACCAGAATCATATACTGCGTGAATTTTATATACATCTGATTTATTTAAAGAATCGAATGATAGTGCAGTTGTATTAGGTCCCGTAACATCAAGTACATTACTTTTTACAAGTGTTTTAACTCTCTCTTGTTTACTATCAATATTAAGTGTTGCAATAATATCTGCCGTAAAATTACTTACTGAATTATCATAAAAAGTAACTGTAGTATTTGAAGGCGCATTAACTGTAATTGTTTGACTAGCTCCATCAAAAGCAATTAAGTCATTTGCAAGATAACCAGAAGTACCAGCCGTTTTAACTGTAGTTGTATAATATTCCTTTTTGTTACTATTACTTAATGCACCACTACCAAAGAAAGTTTCAGAAGCACCAGCTGTTGATATTGTTGCGGTACCATTTGCAAATGAAACATTTTCAAAAGTTCTTTTAATAGTATAACTAGTATCAATAACACCAAGATCATCACGAATCGTTTTAATAGTATCCTGTGGTAATTTAAACACTAAACTATTATCAGAGGTTTCAAAAAGTTTTGCATCACCACCTACAACTCCACCGACCTTACCAGTATCATCAATATTTGCTTTTGCATTTACAACAACCGGTGTTGCCCCCGAATTAACAGGAACTACAATAGATTCAACAGAACCAAATGTTGAACTGGTCATTACAACATCAAACAAATACATATTAATAATTTGATTTGCCCCTGTCCCAGAAACATAATCGATATTTCTTACTTTAGCTGTTCCAATTTTTGTTGAGGAATATGTAGTGGGATTAGTTAATGTTATAGAAGTATGAACAGTATTATGTAAATCAACTGTTACCTGCTCAGAAATATCAAAATAACCTTTATAATCTTTTACTACTGCATAATTACCATATTGCATTAACCTGTCAAAATTATTTACATTAATATAACTTCTCGCTCGATCTAATGTAATATCAGTTGAAGTAACTGTTTCATATTCGTGTCCTTCGATAAATGCTTTACCAGGATCAAGCCGAACAGTAAATTTAGTTGAATCAGATGTGTGGTCTTTTACTTGTGATGAAAATGCTCTTACAGTATAACTGCCAGACTCATCATGTGTCCTTCGAGCAAATGTTTCTTCTAGTACTGAATATACTGGTATTTTAACATCTTTTTCTTTAACCCCAGCATTAACTCTAAGCAATTCATAAAAATCTGTATCGTCTGTTGAAGTTAAAGTTTTCTTTGTAAGGGCAAGTGAATATTTTAATCTATCCGCACCCGGTGCCGCAAAATTATATGAACCTTGAGCATTATCCAATAGTGTTGAATCAGTACCAGAATCAATTACTGTTTCAGTAACAGTCAATCCAGTTTTATAAGAAGGCGTATTTGTATACTTATCAAGTATCAAAGTATGTGTTGATACATTAATAAAATTTCCTTTTATATAAAATACACCACTATTAATGGAAACTGCACTACCTTTTCCCGTTGGTGAGGAACTTGCCGTTACTGCAGATATAGATAAATCAATCGCACTAATTCTTTCACCGGCAGTAAATGCAGCTGCAGTTGATAATGTTGCTGCTGCCGTACCACCACTTCCACCACCACCTGAAATACTTACAGAAGGCAATGAAGTATAATCAGAGCCAGCAGTTGTTACATTAATTCCTGTAATAACACCACTACTATTAATAACAGCTGTTGCTGTTGCTCCTGTACCAGAACCACCGGTTATTGATACAGTTGGTGCTGTAGTATAACCTGTTCCCCCAGCAGTTACTGCTATCCCTTGAACACCATTAGTGACAGAATCTCCTGTAATATATTTTACAAAAACAGTATTAGGATCACCAGTAACAGAATCAATAGCACTATTATTTAATACAAGTGCTTTAGCACCCGAAGTAGAACCTATAATTGTTTTACCAGCAAAAGTCGCAACATCAATATCTACACTATTATATTGCTGTTGCAACTTTACATATTCGTAATCAAGGTTAAGAATTAACTCACCACCAGTAACCTTACTACCATTTTGAAAAACATGATCACCAAACTTTTTAATTTGATTACGAAGGATACTTTGTTCTTGTGTTAATTCTCTTGCTTGAACGGGTAATGCGGCCTTGTAGAGAACTTGATGAAAGTTTTTACTATCATCAAAATCATCAAAGTAAGGTGATTGATTTACATTTACATTTATATTTGCTGTCATTTATTTAACCTTTTTTTATTATTTAACTCAGAATTCTGCAACTATTTTTATATCTTCCGTTTGATCTGCTACCCTATTAATAGGTGTCCTGTATTCTACATATAAAATTTCCCCTGAGTCATCGTCCAACTCAGCGCCGGAATATGTTGATGCCGTTGCTGCAACTCCGCTTGCATTTGGATTTGCAATCAGAATAACTTTTCTGAAATCATCACCGACAACAAAGTCGCCGGAACCATCCGCACCAACTAAACGAGTATTCATCATTACAAAAGCACCACCCAATTCCGATACAGCATTTTTTCCATGTCCACCAGGAGGACCGAATCTAGGATCAAGTGTACAACCACTTCCACTACCACCAGCAATTGATGCTGTACCTGAACGATAACCAGTTCCAACTGTAACCATAGAAACTTTTTTAATTGCCCCAGAAGCCATACTAGAAACTCTTGCTGTTGCACCTGTACCTTCAGTAGTCGTAATAGTTACTGAAGGCATTACTTCATAAACACTGGTAGCGTCCGGATTCGTAGTCCAAGTAGCCACTGTCGCAACTTTTGTAGTTCCAACATAATCCGTTATAGTTCTCAATTGTCCACTACCAGTTCCTGATGTAATGTAAACTGACATCGTATTATAAAGATCATCTGTTGCCGAAGCCCCCGATGCTAATGTAATTGTTGTTGCTGTTCCGGTTTGTGCTGTTCCTGTATTATTAATATAACTTGTTCCGCCTGCAGTCACATCAATATGTTCCAACGCACCATCAACTGCAGCTATTTCAACTGCCTCTTGTGTCGTACCAGAAGTCGCTGGTGATTTCATAGAAATCCAATCTGATGTAACAAATTTTAAAATATCTGCTTGAGGAACTTCATACATAAATTTCCATCTATAATTATCTGCCGTTTCAATAATAGAAGTAGATGTGCCAGTAGGTTCTACTGTAGATGCGGCGCCATCATAATTACTGATACACTTATAAACTCTATATGCTGATGTAAATACAAAAAATGTTGTATCAATAATATCATCTGTTAAATGATTATATTCTTCATAAACTGTTCCTGTTGTCCAATTAGTTCTTTTTAAAACGTGTGATACATCTCCCAAACCAATCAACTTTGCCGCAATCATATCATTATGATGAATATAAGGTGCTACAGTCGTATCAATTGGAGTCGGAATACTCGTATCAGAAAATCCTGATCCGGAATACTGCCCCGCGCCCGTGCTTGCCCATGCATCATTTTTACCAATCATTAGATAAATTTTATTTGTCCCAAAAGAACTAATAAAACTATCTGCATTATATTTCCTGAATAAATTTCCGACGATTGCTGTCATAATATTTCCCTTTTATGTTAATTTACTTATATTTATAAAACTTTTTTAATGATTTACCAAGTAGGTGGTAAATTAGTACTCTGTGTTCCAGTTGTATATTGTGTAATTGTGGCGTGTGTTACACGTCTTGTTTTCAATCCACCAAAATAAACAAATTCTGCTATTTGTTTATCTTTAAAAATTGATATAGGTGAACCCGTTTGTGTTCCTGTTCCTGTAGTCTGGCTATACCCACCCTGTCTATTAAATTTAAATCTATCTACATTTCTTCTTATTGGTCCTAGACGTGGTTGTGCCAATGTAGTTACTAAATCGGCAGCTAAACCTATTACCTCATAATCATCTGATTCTGTAGCATTACCAGTTATTAAACCCCAATCCTCTAGTTCTGTTGCTGTCTCATTAACAAATCTATAATCTTCAAAACCACCAGAAACTAATTCTTGTACTCCTAAATCTAATTCATATATTTGACATTTAGTTGGAATAGCTTCACCAACACAAGAATCAACTTTTACATTTGCTATAACAGGTGCTATAGTTCCTTTATGGAACACAATTTTATAATAAAGTCTCTGAGGAATGCCAGTGATTTTTAAATTTAATGTTGCTGTTGAAACAATTCTTAGTTTACCAAACAATGCAAGACCAGCAGGGTGATTAACTCTCTTTACAATATCTCTCCACTTATCAATTGTATTACTAGTAGTTAATACATATGAAAATGCCTGATAATATTTACTATCCTGTATATATTTAGCTGAAGAAAGAAATCCATCATCATTGGTAAATCCTATATTAAAATCATCCTCATATGCACCAATGGTTGTTGTTGCTGTTGCCGTGCCATCACCTAAACTACTTAAATTTAGAGTAGGCGCAGTTGTATATCCAAAACCATTATTAATAATTTTTAATGTTTTAATACCACCTATATTAATACCTGATAAAGTAATTAACGCACCAGTACCTGAACCACCACTAACTACTGGAATACCAGTATAACCACTTCCGCTATTCTCAAATTCTAATGCTGTTATTTGTCCAGAACCCCCAACTGTCTTAACAAGTATACTGCAAGTTCTACCATTTATATCTTGTTTTCCAGTATTATCAATTATTAATTTATCACCAGCTACATACCCAGTCCCGGCATTAACAATAGTAGCTGTTGTAATACTACCAGATGTTAAACTATCAATCGTAATATTAGCACCACCAGTACCTGATACAGGAACTATTGAACCAACAGTATAACCATTTCCAGTATTGGTTATATTATAATCGGTAACCATTCCGTTAAGTGTAGTGGTAATAGTTCCATTAGTTATAGTTTCGTTTATTGCAAATGTTCCTACTACATTAGAAACATAAATTGTTGAAACAACAAACGAACCAATATATTCCTTTAATATTGTTTCAACAATAGCAGTAGCGCCTGATGTTCCACCGGTAATTGTTTTACCAGTTAAACCAAAAATTACATCAGTTCCACTTGTATCAATTGATCTTAATATTTGTTCTTTTGTATATTTACCATCTGATGCTCTTAACATATCTACTGAAGGTAAATAAAAATCTATTTCTTCTTTGTACAATAATCTAAAAAGAAACTCAAAGGATTTTTGACTACCTTTGGAACGGTAAAAATCTCGGAGATGTTTTAGAACAAATGGTTTATTGGCATTGGTAAATATAGCTTCTGGAACATCTTCACCAAATTGTTTTTTGAAATACTGTAAAAAGTCATCTGTTGTCTTATCAAGGTTTGCATAGTTATTTAGATTTCCTATAATTTCATAAGGCTTACCAAGTTGTTCCATATACTCATAGTAAGCCTCTAGGAAAGCAACAAAGGTTGCATGATCCTGTTTTACAAATGCAGGAAGCTGTCCCTCTACCTTGACGGATATTCTTTCGTCAAGTGTAGGATGTATTGGTTGATTTGGGCTTACTACTGCCATCTGTTATTCCTTTTAATAATTAACGGCCCAGCCGTGTAATTGGGTTTCCATTGTTCCACTGGCCTGACTGGCCCATACAGCTTTTATTGCTACTTGAGTGCCGGAGGTAACTGTAGTCTTACCCAACTTTACCTGTTTTGTGGTGCCACTAAAAGTTTGAGCCGTTCCGTAGCTGGATGCTTCAGTCCAGTTCGAGCCGTTATCAGCCGTGAAGTAAATCTTTAAGTGTGTTCCTAATGTGGCTGTGCCAGCGTTGTCTTTATATAAAATTACTCCTGATACTTCTGTAGTGGCTGATGGGGCAGTTTGTGTGTCAGAGATAAGAGTACCTGTGGCATTAGCAAAAGACAGGAGTTCATTCGCAAAAAACTGTACTTCAGCACAACGTATATAATTAGGTGAACCACCTGAAGTAAATTTTATCCAATGATAACGGTAAGCGGTAGAAGTTGTTAGTCCAGACAGTTTAGTATAATCAGCAACGTGATTATTTTGTCTAAAATTAAGTCCAGTTAAACCACCTAAATTAACCGCAGTTCCAGTATTATCAACCGAATTTCCAAAAAGTGTTAACGAACATCCAGAAGAAGCATTACCAGCATCGGTCATCCCATCATTATTTGTTGACCAACATTTAAAACCATTTATTGTATTTGTATTTCCACTTCCCCAATCTTTGCCAAGCCACGCTACAGTAACACTCGCATCATGAACCGCAGAAGCATTATTTGATTGATTCGTTGTTCCATCAAATGCTGCGGCTAACCCACCATAAGCACTACCATCAAAAGTTCCTATAGGAGTTCCAGTTCCCTGTGCAATTTGAGCTTGACTACCCTCCACTTCATATACCGATGCAAAATATTCACTAGTTGTCCTATCCACATTTGTTTCCGTAGTTATCCCAGTATCATCTTCAAAGGTATCTATGAAAGCATTGGGTAAATTAAATGCCACTTTATTATCAGCGACACCCATATGCAAACCTAATGTAGCTATTGATTGGTTTACTGATGTTAGGTCAACGTGTTGAGTTACTGCACTTGAAGGTATACGGGCGTCTGCTATAGTCCCAGATGTGATGTTTGAAGCATTAGTTGTATCGGTAGTCGCTGAAGCGGCTAGTCCAGCAACTTGAGCATTTGGAAGATCAACTATTCTAGCGTTAGGTAAAGTCCCAGTTAGTTTACTGGCATCAACACCTGTAGCCAAATGTGCATCATCAACACCACCATCAACTAAATGTTCACTATTAACAACATCATCTGCTATCTTAGTTCCGTCAACTGCATCAGCATTTATCTTGGCTGTTGTTACTGCGTTATCTTCTATATTACTTGATTTTATTCGTGTTAATGCCATCTGTTATTCCTATATAATAGTTTCGGCAACCATATTGATAACAATTGATTCTGTATCTGTAACATCATAAGTTAATATTTGTTCCCTTAACGGTGTGATATCATTATTATTAACAGAAGGTGTTACTGTGAATTTAATATTTGTTGTTCCGTCTGTGATCGTATAAGGATTAAAGTTATTCAATACAACCTTTCCAGTAGTGTAATCAATCGTTCCCTGATTCTGTGTTCCGTCTGGTAATGTAAAATATACTGCCGGACTATCAACAACACCACTTGTAGTTCTTGCAACTTTCATAATACCCAAACCATCATCAACCAAAGAATATGTATTACCATCACTAGCTGTAAAGGAGGTGCTTACAACAGAACTTTTTGTTAATGCATTATTAAAATTCATTGTATATGTTGAAGTTAATCCCAATGTAGCCGGTATAATTCTTTGTTGATATTTAACAGTTGTCTTATTATTTCTAATACTATTATTTGTATTATCTATATCCTGTACAAGTTTTGAATATCTAAATTTTTGATCAAACTTTTCTAAGTTTGTTTGAAAGTAATTTTGTATTGAAGTATTTATATTTGTCTTTAAAGTATTTTCATTTGTCAAGTTTGTAACAGGATCATAATTAACAGTAGTATCAATTAAAAGATAATACATTATAGGATCAATTAATTCTGGCATTACAGTAACAACATTATTTTTTTTAAGTATATCATTTTTAATAGATGTCTTTACTGCTGTACTATATGAAGTAGCCCCTGTTGGTTTCAATGCAATAAAAACTTTTCCATATTGAACCGGATCCGCATCTTCACCACCATATACTGTAATTGATTCAATATCAGGTCGTTGTTCTAAGAGCACTGCTTTGTAATCATTTTTTGTAGTAGCACGTTTTTGTGCTTGGTATAATTTAGGTGCTTGAAACTTTAATGATGTTATTGTTTGAATATCTGCACCACCAGTAGCATTTGTATTTGTTGTCAAAGTATAATTAGCAGATGTTAAACCAGCAACAGAACCACTAGCAACATATGCACTTGCCTTGTTAGCTGTTGTTCCACTAGTAACAATATACTCAATGAAAATTATATTACCATCGGATAATTGTTTACCAACAGCTCCATCACCAAATGTAATTTCATACTTTTGATCTTCTACTTCTTGTAAGAAATAAACTTTATCTGTTCCCTTGATAGTTGTAACATCAACTACATTACCATCTGTGTATGTAGCAACTGTTGAATCACTAGAAGAATTTTGAACTGTTACAGAAAGAGTTGTAGTATCTACATTCACATTTGGAATAATAAATCGTTGAGTAGCATCGGCAGAATTTACTGTATATGATTTTGAAAGTATTTTTCCTTCTTTGATTTCAACACCCGTTGCAGTATATGTTCCCGTAGTTGATCTCGGAACTGTCGTTGTTGTATTGGTTACAAACTTATAACTTACACCATTAACGCTTGAAGTGAACTTAGTATCCTTTGCAATCGTAAGTGAGGTCGGTGCACCTGACGGTGTAAAAGTAAAATCAAGTTTTGCTGTTGGTGATTTAACAGAAGTTGGAATTACATTTAGATGTTTTGCATGAGATACAACTGAATCTCTCAAAGAGGAAGAGTCTAAGAACATTTCATTACCAAGCATGTTTGCATAATACGACATATAGTGCGTATTATAGGAGAGCAAATCAA